GAACGAACAGCTGGATAACCAACGCACTGACTTGATCAGTTACCGCGTAGCGTTAGTGGGTTTGATTGCTGCGCTGGGCATGACTTTATATCAATGGCTAGTGGTTTGCGGTGGAAACGCGCCACTCTGACGGCTGGGTAACACCCGACCAGCTGGACGACAAAACCAAAAACGAACTGTGGATCGGCCTTAAAAGCATAGACCCGGCACTAGCCGACATGCTGAAAACCGATCCAAACTTAACCGCATTAAAAAACGCCTTTTCGGCCACCGTGCGCTTTACCCGTGAAAACGCGCGTCAGTACGTCATTGAAGGCCGACGAATACTTGAGGAGAGACAAAATGAAAGATTACATGATTGATATTGAAACGCTGAGCACTCAGCAAGATGCAGCGATACTCAGTATTGGAGCCTGCCAGTTTGATATGGAAACAGGCAATATAGGCGAAACATTCACCAGACATATTGCGTTAGATGATAACCCTCTTCGCGGCCATATAAGCGCAGATACCGTTAAATGGTGGTTAAAACAAGACGAACAAGCCCGCATGGCAATTGCAGATAGCAAAAACATGAGAAAACTAGCTTCGTGTTTGTTTGATCTTCGAGAATTCATACCCAAAAACAAAGAAATCAAAGTTTGGAGCAACGGCTCTACCTTTGACCTGGTGATTGTCCGTAATGCCTTGGATAGACACGGCATGATGACACCCTGGAAATATTGGCAGGAGCGAGACACCAGAACTCTAGTTGATATTGCAGAGCGCATTACGGGGATTAATGTTTCAAAAACAGCCACCTTCATTGGCGTTAAACATGATGCTTTATCTGATGCAATTCACCAGTCAGGTTACATAAGCCACGCATACAACCTAATCAAACAAGGATAGTCGTCATGAACCCACTAAAAAAACAAATAGGCGGCAGCCACTACAAAACCATGGCCATTCAGCCGATTGAATTTATACATCAAAACGGCTTCAGTCATCTTGCCGGTGATGTGATTAAACGTCTTTGCCGTTACAACCACCCCACCGGAAAAGGCCTGGAAGACATTGAAAAAGCCCTGCACGAAATGGACATCCTGATCGACCAGCACCGAAAAGGCTTTGTTTACGACGCTAACACCGAACAAGCCATCCGCGCCTCGGAGTTTTGCACCGCCAACAACATCGACGGCAAGCGCCGAAAGATCATCGAAAAACTAACCGCCTACTATCACGCTGAACCTTTGCTTAAGTATTTATCAGACGCGCGTGAAGCATTGGATGAACTATTGCAGGAGTTAGTCGATGCCACACCAGTCCATTCGTAGCGATAAAGCCTGGTTACGGCAATGGCTGCCAGCCGCCACGTCAGACCAGATTTTTAGATTTACTGAACGCGTCGGCATGAAAGTTGACGATGCCAATCCACCGCCTGATGTGCTGGCTAAAGCCAGAGATGAAGCGTTAAAGGAATTGCGGTTTTCCCATGATTGAAAAGATCAACCCACAAATCATCCAGCGCCTGCAATCGCCGCCGTATAACGCCAAGCATCGCGGCGAACACCTGCGCGAAGGTGTTTGTCCGAGTTGCGGCAAAAAAACATTGTGGACATGGACCGCCACGCCTGGTGTGATTCAGTGCAACCGGACCAATAATTGCAATTTTGCCGCCACTAGCAAGGATTTATTCCCAGACCTATTCGAAAACCTCAATAAAAAATACCAAGCCACACCGGAAAACCCCAACGCCACCGCCGATGCTTACCTGCATTTAATACGCGGTTTTGACCTGGCTAAAATCAAAGGTTGGTACAGCCAAGGTAAATACTGGCATCCGCACGGCGACAAAGGCACTGCCAGCGTCCGTTTTTATCTGGACGACAAGCACGACGTGATGTGGGAACGCCTTATTGATGACGTGACCATCAGCGCCGAAGACGGCGACAAGGAAACCCGCAACAAAAACTTTAAAGGCAGTTTTAAAGGTTTGTGGTGGCAGCCGCCCGGCTTGGTGATCAATCCCGGCGACCGCGTGTATCTGTGCGAGGGCATTTTAGACGCTATCGCCTTAAACCTTAACGGCCTTAAAGCGTGCGCCATCATGTCATCCGGAACCTTCCCCAGTGAGGCCATCAAGCCGCACTTGGGCAAGGATGTTAAATGGATATTGGCCTTGGACAACGACGCCACGGGCCGCCGCTGCCTGAAAAAACATGCCGAACGCCTGCGGGAGATGAAAGAAACGGTCGGCGCGATCATATCCTCCGAAACGGAAGAAAAAGCCGACTGGAACGATCTGCATAAACTGCGCAAACTCACCGAAGAGGATCTGCACCACTACCATTATTTAGGCCGCGTCGAACTGGCTAAAAGTTATGTGCAAAAAGCCCTAGTGATGTGGGAGCACGATCCGCGCCGCACCTTTTTTGTGTTTACCTTTGGCAACAGCACCTACTCATTCAAGATCGACCCCACCGAATATGAAAAAGCCGTCACCAAGGAACATGAAGAAGATCCGCTTAAAGCCGAAAGCCGAGCCTTTGCCCATGCCTCAAAGATTAAAGAAATTGCCACATTCAAAATGGATTTCCTGTATTTCCAACAACCCGAGAACGGAGAAGATGGACAATATTTTTTCAGATTCAACTTCAGCAACCACGCACCGGAGATACAGCTGCCGTTTCCCGGTAAAACCTTCGGAGCGTCTGGCGACTTTAAAAAGGCCGCCATGCAAAAAGCCCCTGGAGCTCAGTTCACCGGCTCCGGTCCAGATTTGGACTACCTGTATAAGCACTGGATGTGCAGAATCCCCAAGATCGTCACCACGCTGGATTACGTGGGATACGACCGTGCTACTGGCGCTTATGTGTTTCCTGATTATGCGGTACAGGGTGGGAAAATCCTCAACGTCAACAAAGAGTCATTTTTCCAGCTGAAACAAGGCGGCATCAAAACCACCGTCGACATCAAACAAAAACTCAACATCAAACAGCCTGTCGACTGGCTCAGCGATTATCAAACCGCGTTTGGCGTGGGCGGCTTGGTGGCGTTGTCGTGGTGGTTTGGCTGTTTATTTGTCGAACAAGTCAGGCATTTACACCGCAGCTATCCATTTATGGAAGTGGTCGGCGAAGCCGGATCAGGTAAATCCGACATGGTGGATTTTTTATGGAAGCTGTTAGGCCGCGAAGGCGAATCTTTCAACCCCAACAGCTCCACACTGGCAGGTCGTACCCGCAAAATGGCGGAAGTCTCCAACTTGCCGGTGGTATTCAACGAAACCGACAACGAACAACTGGCCGAAAACGCCCACCAAAAACGCTTTAATTGGGATGAGCAAAAAGACCTTTTCGACGGTGAATTTGGTCGCGTCACTGGGCAAAAAACCCAAGACAACAGCACCAAAAAACCCACCTTTAAAAGCGGCCTGATGATCGTGCAAAACGTGCCGGTTATTGCTTCCGAAGCGATCATGACCAGGATCGTGCATTTAACCTTTGATCGTTCGCATCACAGCATGGACGGCAAGTTTGCTTCAGACCGCCTGAACATGCTGGATGTGGATCAAGTCAGCGGCTTTTTGTTGCACAGCGTCAGCAAAGCCGAAGCGGTGATGAAGCAGTTTACCGAGTCGTTTAAAAAGCACCGCATCACCCTGCAACAAAACCCCGGCATCAAGTTGCAAAGGATCGTCGAGAACCACGCCAAGATCATGGCGTTTGCCGATTGTTTAAAACTGGTGGTACCCATTCTGGATCGAGACATTTCCCGCATCCACACCACGCTGATCAATATTGCCGCGGATCGGCAAGCATCACTGAATGAAGATCATCCCACCGTACAACAGTTTTGGGCGCTGTTTGATTACCTCAACAGCCGCCCGGTGCCGGTCGGTGATCAAGATGATTGTGTGCCGCCAATCCAAAGCGGCCTGCACCTGCTGAATCACAGCAACCACTGTGAAACAGAAATCGCTGTCAACCTGGAACATTTCCGCCGCGCCTGCGTGGATATGAAACAGGAAACCATCGACAGCAAAGAACTCCGCAGATGGCTACCGACAAGCCGGAAGCGGGAATATTTAGGCAACACCAGCGTTAAAAGCCGAATAGAAGGCCGGAATGTGTGGTGTTGGCGGTTTAAGGCTTGAGGAGAAAATTATGAAAAACATGAACGAACCTATTGATTACTGGGCGGAAGACGACTTTGAAGATACCGTTTCCGCCGGAATTATCGCTTGCTTTGAAAGTAATATAAAAAATAATAATAACGTTGCTGGAAATGATCGATTGAAAGATGAGCACTTAAAAATTGTTAGGTCATCAGGACTGTACTTCCCTAGCAATAGCCGGATTGTTTTGTATGAGCAAAATAATGGAAATTATTATTTTGATGTCAAAAACGACAAATTACCAAAGTCAGGAT